TGCCGACGCAACGCCCTGGCTCCCCCTGCGCCTGATCAAGATTGACGGCAGCAGCTACGGCCCTGGCTACATCGAGTCAGCCTGCATCGCTGACCTGCAGACAGCAGAAGCCCTCAGCCAAGCCGTAGCTGAAGGTGCCCTGGTCTCTGCCCAGGTGAAGCATCTGGTCAAACCCAGCGGTGTCACCAATGCCAAGCAGTTGGCAGAAGCACCCAATGGTGCCTATCTCCCTGGCAACCCTGATGACGTGTTCACCATCCAGGTGCAGAAGGGTGGTGACCTGAACGTTGCCATGAGCGCCCTGGCACGGATTGAAGCGCGTCTCAGCCAAGCCTTCATGCTTGCTGATGTGCGGGACTCTGAGCGCACCACAGCGGAAGAGGTCCGGCTGCAGGCCCATCAGATCGAGCAGTCCCTGGGCTCCGTCTACGCCATCCTCACCGTTGAGTTCCAGAGCAAGTACATCGCTCGCAAGCTGGAGCTGTTCACCCGTAGTGGTGGCATGACCCGTCTCCCTGAAGGCTTGGTCAAGCCGATGGTCAGCGTTGGCCTGGCTGCTGTTGGCCGCGGCAACGATCTGGAGAAGACCGCTCGCTTCATGCAGATCCTTCAACAGACCATTGGCCCTGAAGGCCTCGCTCAGTTCGTCATCCCCACCGAGCTGATCAGGCGACTGGCCAGCTCGATGGGCATCAGTCCATTGGGACTGGTCAAGACCGAACAACAGCTAGCCGCTGAAGCGGAACAGCAACAGCAGATGGCCATGCAACAGCAAGCCATGGCATCTGGCATGGCTGATCCACAGAAGCTGGCTAACGCTGCTGCCACCGCCCAAGAGATGGCAGCACCTCAACAACCCACCGAGGAACCCATTCAATGACCGACTCCACCTTGACCCTTTCGACGCCTGAAGCAGGGGAGGTCAATCCCATTGCACCAGGCCAGGAGGCATTGCTGGATGAGTACATCGCTGAGCAGGAGGCTGCCCAGCAACAGGAGGACACTGGCCGGATCCTTGGCAAGTTCAACTCTCAGGAGGAACTAGCCAAGGCCTACCAGGAGCTGGAAAGAAAACTGGGCCAGCCCAAGGGGGAAGCCGACCCAGAAGCCTTACCCACACCTCAGGGTTACACGGCTGATCAGGCGGTGGAAGTGTATGGGAAGGAAGCTGTTGACACCCTCGCCACCAAAGGCGTGGATCTGGCTGACCTGATGTGGCAAGCCGACAACGGCAAGGACATCAGCAACCATTACGACACCCTGGCTGAAGCCTTCAACGTTCCCCGCCAGGTGGTGGAGAACTACATCAGCAAGGCACAGCCAGCACCAGCAGCGGCTCCTGCCACTGGTCTGTCAGCTGACGATGCGACTGAACTCAAGGCCATGGTCGGTGGTGACCAGGGCTTCCAGGACCTCAGCAACTGGGCAGCGCAGAACCTTGAGCAGCAGGAGCTGGCGGACTACAACGCCGTGGTGGACAGCGGCAACAAGGACGCCATCCGCTGGGCACTCAAGGCCATGCAGTCACGCTCTGCTGGCAACAACACCCCGTCTGAACCCAAGCTGATCAGTGGTGGCGTGCCCCCTGCTGTCGAACGGTTTGAGAGCAAGCAGCAAGTTCTCGATGCGATGAGCAAGCGCAATGAGAAAGGGCAGAAGCTCTACGACGTGGACGAGGCCTACCGAGGCAAGGTACGTGAACTCCTCGCCAGGAGTGATGTCTTCTAGTACCTTTGCTGTAGGGAATACTTCTCACCCCTGCAACTGACGGGCCCCTGCGGGGACAACCTGGCGGCGAAGGCGAAAGTGAAGACCCAATCACTTCTCTTTTCAAACCATGGCTACTCCTCCCGATGCCGCGCTGCAGCGGATTGGTCAGATCAAAGGCGCCGCCGCCACTTGGGGCCCTGGCGCTACCGGCTTGGATGCCGACCGCGCTCTCTTCCTGAAGCTGGGTGCTGCTGAAGTGCTCACCGCTTTTGAAGAGGCCTGCATCTTCAAGGGCAAAACCCGCGAGCGCAACATCAAAGGCGGCAAGAGCGTTGCCTTCCCCATCACGGGCAAGATGAAGGCCCGCTACCACCAGCCCGGCACGCCCATTCTGGGTGAAGGCAACTCGCCTTCTGACCTGAACGAGCGGGTGATCAACCTCGATGCTCTGATGATCGCTGATGCGGCCATCCAGAACATGGATGAGCTGATGGCGTACTACGACGTGCGTTCTATCTACACCACCGAGCTGGGCCGTGCTCTGGCCTATGAGTACGACAAGCGTGTGGCACGCATCATCTTTGCCGCGGCCAACAACGCTACTGAGCCACTGGGCAAGACTCAGAACGCTGGCCGCATTGGTGGCAAGATCACCCTCGGCGCCGACTACACCACCGCTGGCGCTACCCGCCAAGCCAGGGGCGATGCTCTGGTGAACGCGATCTTCGACGCTCGAATCCAATTTGAGAAGAAGGACGTGTCCATTGATGGCATGTATGCAGTCTTCACCCCTGACGACTACTACGCCATCACGATGAGCTCACGCGCCATTAACACCGATTTCAACGGTGGCGGTGGCTCCAACGGCACCATTGCCGAAGGTCGCACCATGCGGGTGGCTGGCATCCCCGTCTACGCCAGCAACCACATCACCCAGCCCGCCTACGCCCTGGTGGCTGGTGACTACAACGCCAACTACGCCCAGGACCTGACCAAGTGCAAGGGCCTGATCTTCAACAAGGAAGCCGTTGGCGTGCTCACCCTGATGTCCCCCTCTCTCCAGGTCACGTCTGGGGACTGGAACATCCAGTACCAGGCCACCCTGTTGGTGGCACGTCAAGCACTGGGCATGGGGACGCTGCGAGCTGAATCGGCTTGCGCCATCGTCGTTGCCTAGGCTCCGTTCGGTCGAATGAAGGAAGCAGGGGGTCAGCTACGGCTGGCCTCTTTTTTTGTCGCCCAATACGATGAGGGCTGCACCTGTGCATACCTGGGATGGGCCTGGCGAATCAAGGCAAGACGCCCGGCAGGACCACCCTGCTGGAAGCAGTCAACACGCTTCTCGAAAACATTGGCGAGATGCCAGTCGATCAACTCGACAATCAGCAGGCCCAAGACGCACGGGTGGCAGAGCGCACCATCCTTGAACTGCACAAGGAAGGGCAGGTCAGGGGCTGGACCTGGAACCGAGAGACTGCCTACCCCTTTGAGCGGGACGTAGCCAGCGGCAACGTGGTGGTCCCCGCCAACGTGGTCAACTTCACCGTCAGTCCATACCGCTGGGATGGACGGTTCATCCTGCGGGGTCAGCGGGTCTATGACACCTGGGACCGGACGTATCGGATTGATCCAGGGCTCTGTCCCATCCTTGCTGATGTGGTCTGGCTGCTGAGCTGGGACGATTCACCAGAAGCCTTCAACAGATACACCTCTATCCGTGCAGCCAGGGTGTTCGCTGCTCGGGTGCTGGGCTCTGACTCAGTGGTGCGGTACACGGCACTCGACGAGCAGGCAGCGCTGACTGAGCTCATCCGTGTGGAGATGGATCAAGCCAAGCCGAACAGCTTGACCGGTGGGCCATTCAGCAGACCGATGCCCACCTACGAACCCAGCCAAGGGTTGATGCGTGGCATTGCAGGAGGACGGGTCATTGGCTGAACTCTTCAGCTACACCATCCCCAACCTCACCCAGGGGATCAGCCAGCAACCTGATGCCCAGCGGGATCCCAGCCAGGGTGAGATCCAAGTCAATGGCATGTCCTCGATCTCTGAGGGCCTGCGCAAGCGTGATGCCAGCCAGTGCTTGGCACGGGTCAGCACCACACCGTTTGGTGATGCGTTCATCCACAGCATCCTGCGGGACAGCACTGAGGAGTACCTGGCGGTCATCACCAAGACCGTGATCAGGGTGTTCGACCTGGCAGGCAATGAGAAGACGGTGAATGCCCCTGGGGGGTATGGCTATCTGGCCAGCGTGACGGATGCCCGGCAGCAGATCAGGGCACAGACCATTGCTGACTACACCTACATCCTGAACACCAACACTGCGACCGCAATGGATGCGGCAGTGTCACCCGTCACCGCCAGGCCCCTGGCCCATGAGGCGCTGGTATGGGTGAAGGCTGCCAACTACGGCCAGAAGTACACGGTCAACGTCAACGGCAAGCAGGCCGAGGTGACCACTGCTGTGGCTCCTGTGGTGAGCAGCGGGACCACGGTGACGGAGAACCGGATTAGCAGTGCTGAGATTGCTGAGCAGCTCAAGACTGCACTGGGCACCCTGGCTGGGGTGACGGTGACCCGCTCTGGTTCGGTGCTGTGGCTGCAGTCAGCTGCGCCGATCACGGTGGCAGCCAGTGATGCCAGGGCCAACGCTGACATCACAGCCATCTTTGGCCAGGTGCAGGCTTTCACTGAGCTGCCCACCATTGCCCCGGCTGGGTATCAGGTGGAGATTGTTGGAGATCCAGGCAACAACTTCGACGGTTACTACGTTGAGTTCAAACCCAAGAGCGGCAGCTTCGGGGAGGGGGTGTGGTCAGAGACCGTCAGCCCTGGCGTTGAGTACAAGGTGGATGTGGCAACCATGCCCCACCTGTTGATCCGTCTGCCCAACGGCACCTTCTACTACGGGCCAGCAGATGGCAGCACCCAGGGCGGGACAACCATCCCCAAGTGGGGGCAGCGCACAACGGGTGACTACAACACCGCGCCAGACCCCAGCTTCATTGGCTATCCGATCAATGACGTGTTCATCTTCAAGAACCGCTTGGGGTTCCTGGCTGATGAGAACGTGATCCTGAGCCGGACCAGGGAGTTCTTTGAGTTCTTCCCTGAGACGGTGACCACGGTGTTGGACACCGACCCCATCGACGTGGTGGCCAGCAACAACCGGGTGTCAGTGCTGCGGTATGCAGTGCCGTACCAGGACGAGCTGATCCTCTTCAGTGCGCAGTATCAGTTCCGGTTCAATGCTGCTGAGACGGTGCTGACCCCGAGGACAGCGCAGATCACAGTGCTCACCCAGTTTGAGACTGATGTGCGGGTCAGGCCCCAGCAGGCTGGTGGTGGGATCGTCTTCTGCCAAGCCAATGGGCAGTGGTCACAGTTCAGGGAGTTCAGTGTCCGCGGTGCGGGAACTGCACTGACAGCTGATGCCCAGGACCTGACGGGGTACGTGTCCAGCTACGTGCCGTCAGAGGTGTTCAAGATGACGGTGAACGACACGGGTAACTCGCTGTTTGCAATCAGCAGTCGCTCGGGGTATCAGAACCAGATCTACGTCTACAAGTATTTCTTCCGCAATACGGGGCAGGGTGCAGAGCGGGCCCAGTCCAGCTGGAGTCACTGGTCCTTCAACGGCACTGATGAGGTGCTGCAGGTCCTGTGCATCAGGGAGACCCTGTACTGCTTGATGCGGTACGGGACTGAGGTGTACCTGGAATCCATCCCAGTGATGGACCGGTTGGGTGCAGTGGCTGGATCGCCCTTCCCCCTGCTGTTGGACAGGAGGGTCAGCACCACGGTGGCAACGCCAGCGCCAATGCGGATGGTCAAGGGTGTCTATGACCCTGGGCTGAACAACACCACCTGGACCCTGCCGTATCCGATCCGTGCCAAGACCCAGCTGTGGTCAGCGTATGGCGGTGTGAAGCCAGGGCCTGTGCTGCTGGGTGAAGCGGACAACGGCAGCACGATCAAGGCCAGGGGTGACTGGTCTGCTGCTGATGTGTTTGCTGGTGAGATCTACAACTTCCGCTACCGCTTCACCCGGTTCAAGATGATGCGTGAGATCGGGGGCGGGAAGGCATCGGCCAATGCGATGCGTACCCAGATCCGGCAGGCCAAGCTGCGGTATCACGAGACCGGGTACTTCCAGGTCCATGTGATGGCTGAGCACCGACCAGAGGGTGTGTACTCCTTTGATGGGACGGTGGCAGCAGTGCGCAATGCGGTGATCGGCAAGCCTGCAACAGGTGAAGGGTCTGATGCTGCTCGCTACTTTGAGGGCGTGTTCAACATTCCGATCATGAGTAGGGGTGAGCAGTGCATGGTGGAGATCCGAAACTCCACGCCCCACCCCTGCAAGTTCAGCACCTGTGAATGGATCGGGATGGTGACCGGTCGTGCGAGGTCCATGCAATGAGGTGGGCGGATCCAACGGAAGAGCGGGCGCAGTACATCGCCAACCATGTCCGGGCTGAGGACGAGACGGAGGTATGGCTGAGCCACCGCATCACAGGGCCTGAGGCGGTTTTGGACAGCTGGGCTGACAGTGACATCTGCCGCTGCATCGAGACCAGTGACGGTGAACCAGTGGGGCTGACAGGGATCTGTGGTGATCGGATCTGGCTGTTGGGGACCGAGGGCTTGACCGCCACCAGGATGCGACGTTTGCAGCTGTGCATAGAAGGGCGAAGATGGGTGGAGCATTGCCTTGAGAGAGTGGGTGGACCGATTGGCAATGACGTGTACGCAAGCAACAAGCGATCCATCCGCTGGCTG